CCCATCTTATCAATACGCATCTGAAAGTTTGAATGATATACAGATACGGCTTGTTTGCTCTGACCACATGAAAAAGAATTACGCGTTACAGGATTATTTTCCGGATAAATAATCTGATTTCCCATAATACCTAAAATGAGCGAGGGATCAATCTCCAAATTGGTATAATATTTGTTCTTATTTATATCTTCACTTGTCGACGCAATCAAAAGACGTTCCTCTTCGGCCGTATCCAAATATTCAACCGCCGATTTGTGTTTCTCCAATTCTTCTTCTATTTTTTGATCCGTATTTAAATCAGGATATAGATCCTCTAAATCGTATAATATATCTTTTTTATAATTAAAATCATCTACCGCCTTATCTTTGAAGCCCGAAACAATGTCTTGCCATGTAAATTTCCCGCTACTGATCTTCTCTAATATTTCCTTTCTCTCGAAACTCGGCTTCCCAATAATATTGATTTCTTTCTTATCTAAATAGTATACTGGCCTCGACAAACGACCACCGTCACTGTAAATAATCACCTCATTCTTCTCGAAATCAAATGAAACACTCGTATAAATCGGTATTATTCCATTTCTTCGAAATAATCTCAGCAATTTAACAAGTAATAATGGCTCTTCAATCACGCCAATCCAAACGCCATTTACAAAAACTTTCGATAAACTTCCTAGAAACTCAGGACTACATTCTTGCAAGATACGCATTGCGGTTTTTGCTCTCAACCATTTTATTAAAGGCCAACCTGAATAACCACTTGTTATAACAGTACTTATGGCCAAATGTTTGTGGAGCCCAATATTACCACCATCGGGCGTATCAATCGGATCAATGAACCCCCATTGCGATGAATTTAGTAGACGAGGACCAACCACTTTGGCACTCGCATCCAATGGCAAATTCAGTTTCCTCAATTGAGACATAGATGAATTCCACGAGAGACGATTCAAATCTTGCACGACGCCAAGCCTTTTAGTATGCGACTCCGACCCCCAATTTCCTTTAAATGCCTTTCTAAACCCGGTTTCCACAATACGTTCTTTGAAAAACTCTCGAAAATTTTCATCAATTAAATCGGTGAAATTTTGTTTATATCTACCAGTGTGGTAATAATACTCTTTGTCTATTTTTTGTCCAATGTCTCGGTTTTGTATTAGAAAATACTCTCGAAACAGATCATAAATCAATGTACCCGATGTTTCGATGCGTTTAAATCGAAAATTGTCGCGATCAGTTGGCTTTTCCTCATTTGTATAGACGTGCAATAATCGATTAACCATATAGCCTACATAATACGCCTTATCTAGGAAATTTTTCTCGCCTATATGAGGCAAAAAATAGTTCATTAGAATATCTAGGACACCCGTAATGGTACGTCTTTTTGTAAAACTAGCAATATATCTTAAAGCTGTCTCCTGGTTAAAGATCTGATTAGCATCGTGGATTGACGGAATAAAAAGATCAACGTAAAATTCGTTTTTAGTCAAGTCCAATAAACAATATTCAATAATGTTTTTATCGGAAATAACACCAAGAGCTCGCATTAAAATAAAGAGAGGAACCGGTTTTCTCACATTTGGAACAGTAATTACTATTTGATTATTCGAGAGACTTGGACTAGGTGCGACTATTTTAACCGCCATTGTTCTCACTGGCTTAGAAGCGTCTTCGCTTACAGATCTTATTTCCGCAGAATGACTATAAACATCATCCTCTTTTCCTTTTTTAATATACAACATATTATTGGCAAATTTCTCTTGGGGTATGATGACCTTTTCTTTTCCATCTATAATAAAATAACCACCATAATCGTTTTTACACTCGCCCATATTAAAACGCACCTCGGTTGACAATCCTTTCAATATACATAAATTTGACTGAAGCATTATTGGGAATCTGCCTAAGTATATTTTTTCGAGCACTTTTGTCTGCGTTTTTTTCTCGTCATTTTCATAAAAAAAGAAGTCTACTTCGACATCGTAATGAATTGTTATTCCGTATGACATATTTCTTAGTCGGGCATCATTTGGATACATATAATGAGCACCTCGTTCATTGTCATCATAAATAATTGGTTTACCAAAATAAATCCGATTACCGTCTTTTCCACCTAAATATAAAAGAGTTTCATTGCGTTGCTCTTGATTTACGTCCCCATCTTTTTCCTCTCTTTCTATAAACCTGATTGGATTATTTTCGCGGAAAATATTGTTAATACCAGAATTAAAAAACTCGTTATAAGAATCTAAATGATGAGCCACCAAATTGAAAGGATTATCTTTAAAATATTTGTCTATCAGTTTCCACGAAATGCTTGATATGTCTCTGGTTGCCATTTCTCTATATATTATACTATTTATACATAATTTTAAATAATAAAACTGTTATACATACATTTTTATTATTACATTTGTAAATTTATTTATACCAACTTGTATATGTATATGTATCTGCAAATTATTTATTCGCGTGATATCCATTTTCACATTTACTAGAACTAAGTGCAATTTGTTTTGTCTGCTTATTATAATTAGAAGATTTTAAGGTAGAATTATTAATTACACTAAATAAATAGTTGATTGACATATATATTATAATTAAAAAAAAATGTCAACCTTTACAATCTAGAACAGTGACGCCAACTCTCTTTTGTCATTAGCATTTTTAAAAAGTCATATTGATCATTTGTTACTGTAAGTTCGCGTTCTTTCTCTTCATTTCCTATACCATATTCATATAAAACGTCACCAATATCTTTCCATAAAATGCCGTACTTTGATACGTTTAAACAAAGCTCCAAATCAATGCTTTGACTTCTATACAAAGAAAAATAATTTTCCGTTTTTTCATTGACAATTTTCAACATTTATATATTATAAATAGATGTTTTTAATATTTTATATAGTATTTATATTATTTCCAAAATATGATAATATTGCACCTCTTCGATAGTAAGTGTTTTATTTTTAGGTAGTGCAACGTATAGTCTACCACTGTACATTTTATATTGACTAGTTCGATATAAAATATATTGTGTTCCTTCTTTAAGTTCATCAATGTTTCTAATCCATTCCGAACCGTATTTTTGATTATTATTTAATTTTCGTAATTGGGATTTGCTGAATATAGTTGGCATTATCAATATGACTTATATAATATGATATAAAAGTCATCAATTTTTATTTTGTACATTTACACACTTGAAGAAATGAAATGGGGGCAAATGAAATGGAGACATTTTATTCAAAATGTTTATTCAATTTATTATAACTGTCTAAACTATTTAGTTTACATATTTTATGTGTACCTTTATCTTCTACGCTGCATCCTGTTGATTTGATGCAAACTTCTAAACAGTTATTCATCTTTTTTACCCATCTTATATATTTTTCATTTATAATACTATTATCATCTGTTTTGATATATGTTTGTTTATTTTCCATTGTAATATAACTATTATATCTTTATAATCTTTATATTATAGTTGTCCCATTTTTAAATGGTAAAAGGTGTAAAAAGGATCAAACGTGCAGTGTGCGTCTTTTATAAATACGTTTACTTTTCCTATTTCTCGGTTTTAACGTTCGCGTCTTTGTCATCCTATTCTTATTAGTAGAACTCAGGACAGTCCACGGCATTTGCGGTCTATCGTGCAAATAAGGTCTTAAATAGGCCCATTGTCGATTCTGGTCACAAAATGCATTTTTCAGAAAAGGTGTACCACAAGAATTACCATATCTCAATTCAAATGACATATTTTTTGCCATTGTTGAATCTACGACGCATCCATCCAATGCACCGCGGGGTGCATAAGGTTTAGGTCTAGCCGGGTCTGACATAAATTCTCTTGCGTCTAAATCATAATGTGAGCAACATGTTCTGGAACACGGATTAGTCTTACTCAAATAAACATCATAGTGGTCAGATATTATTTTTTTGGCGATGTCTATATTTATTTTTCCCTTGTGCTCGTTCATTAAATCGTCCAAACGGACTCGCCTGGCACCCTGATGACGGCGAATATCATCAAAACCAGTATTAGCACACTCTAAATTGCGTAGTCTGGGATCATATGGTGCATTGAATCCGATGAAATATCCGTTCTTGGTGCGTTTTACGTTGTGATATTTAAGTCCTAATTCAAGAAGCATAATTTCATTTGTGTTTATATCTCCAAACATCCACGAATTGGCATAATCCCCGGAATTTCCATTTAATAGAATCTTAACATAATCGTCCAGGGAATTCCCATATTGCATCGCCTGTCTAATTCTGCACGAAATCGGTAAATTGTTCTCAAACGGCAAAAAACCACCAATTGTTGTTTCTGTACCTATAATACCTTTGCTCGTTACAAAAAAATCAGTACCAGACCATATAAAACCGGCAAAACATTGGTACAAAATACGATGCCCCTTTTCGCATTTGATATCAATCACGCAGTTTGCATATTGACCATCTACAAAATTTGAAAAATTATTGTGAGCACAAACTATTTTTCCGTCTTCGGTGAAATCTTTTCCTGTTACCATAAATGCACTACACCTTTCCTGTTGTCCTCTTAACCCACCGCCTTCTCCGTGATGTGGTGTACTTGATCCACCTGTATCCCGATTCGCGTACCAGTTTTCACTAAGGGCAAAATAATTGTTCCAAGCGATTATTTCATCGATGTCGGTTTTAGTACCGCCGGCATTAATGCCTTCTGCGATCCCCTCCATTTCTTGATAAAACTCATTGAATTCTTTTTTTAATTTATCTTTATACAACGTTTTTCCTGCCTCGATGAAAAATTCCCATTTTTCTCCGTAATCCTCATAAATAACAAAATTTAACATATTCTGGATTTCTTTAAATTCTTTTGCAATAAAAAACCCGTGGGCATATCCACGTTCTCTCGGTGAACCTGAAATGGACATATATTTCCACCCATTAATATCATAACAAATTCCATTTTTAATTTTTTTTACTGATGACATATTTTATATATATTAAAGTATTATTATAAATTTAATTATTGTAATTTATAATAATTTACAGCCCAGCCCAGAATTATACTCTGTTATCCCTACTATTTACTTTGAAAACATTATCAAAGCCATCAATATAAATAGAAAAATAAAAGGGACAAAAACCAAGAACCAAGCTATTCCCTTGTGACCATTTTTGCATATAAGATTAAGTATCCAGGTCCAAAATAGAATATAGATAAACTTAACAATAAATATTAAAGTAGTATTTGGCACGCGTGTTGAAAATGACCCTAAATCATATTTATTCTTATTTCCTAGATTCTGAAAAATTACCATAATTAATCCAATCATTGAAACAACAAAATAAAGCAACGCAGGCGAACATAAATCATTCAATTTCTTCGGAAACGCCATTATGATATATTTATAGAAAATATATTTGTTATTCATTTATTAAATTATACAGTATGTATGCAGTAACATACAATTATTAATGTATCGTATTGCGAGGTAAAAATTGATCTTGATATGGCAAAGGGCTTACTGGTTGAGGATAACCATTAATTGAATTATATGCACTTCCTAATCCATAATAAAGTGTGTTCCCAAAATTTGCTAAATCTTGTGAAATTAAACCACCGCCTCGCTTCTTTGTTGTTTTAGCCTTTTTTTTACCCCCTGTATACTTTCCTAAAAATACCGAACCTAAACGTTCCTGCATTGTTTGCAATTGTGGATCAACGTGATATTGATTTAACGGATAATAATTTGTCTGACCATCAATACCTTGCACTCCCGGCCATCCACTTATTTGTGGTGTCCAAGGGGCACCGACCAACGCAGTTGTTCCACCTTTTTGACACAACGCACAACCGCCCCCTAAAAAAGGCATATTACCGCACCCGCAACCACCACCACGCTTTAAATTTTTATTTTTATTCTTGTAACTGTGTCGTTTTGTATTAGGACTGCAGCCTTTCTGATTCCATACACGTTGCGTTTTTGTTTTTTTAACACTCCTCGATTTTTTTGTTTTTCTTATACCTCTCATATATTATCTAAAGAATTTATTCAATATCAACGTGCGTCAACAAATGCCGTCTGCAACACATTTTTCTTAATCCCAATTCATCCATTACCTCACCTTCCACTGTTTTATCGTGAAAATCTTTTGTTAAATAAACAACTTTTTCAATATCAACACCTCTTGCCAATTTTCTCTTCCTGACTTCTTCCGTATACTGTCTATATTTGTCAGCTATAACCATTCCACATGTAAAGCACTTTACAGGTATAATCATCTTATATTAATACTGATAATATTTTTATATTATTTAAACTTCAATTTTATTTTGTTAACCTATAATATATGGTGCATCGAACACAAAAGCGTTCCCGTAGATCGTCATCCAGAAGGAGACGTAGTTATGGCTTGAACAAGGCCGCGTCAGAAGTTAAGGGTGGAGTGAATACTCTTTTCGGATTCCTTAAAAGCGGGTTTGGTTTAGCATATGACGCCGCAAAACAGGGCGTTAAAAAGGGAGAAAAAATACTATTGTCAAAAACCCGTAAGCATCGTAAGCATCGCAAGCATTAAGATTAAGGATAAGGTTATATTATCTTCCCATCTTTAAAAAATATTTACCATTAACCCATTACTCGTTTTAATTTTTTTAACCACTCTTTTCTTTTTTTCCTTATCTTTTTCCTTATCTTTTTTCGTATCTTTTTCCTTCTTATGAATGTCTTGATGACATTTCTCACACAAAGACATTAAATTAGCAATGTGATTTTTATGGAATACTGACCCATCTTCAGCCACAATTATACCATCCTCATTTGCATCTTGTTGGTGCTGCAAATGATGTACTTCTTTCCCCCGTTGTTTTCCGCATATTTCACAAAGGGCAACGATTTTTCTGCTATTGAAATGAGATGTATTGAGAGAAAGAATGCTTGAAGCATCCTCTTTGTACTTCATCCTAATATTATTTGCTAAATCTAAGAAATCAGAAGGTAAACTCAGTGATTTACACACTTCCAAACCATACATATTATCACCAGGACCCTCTTTCAATTTTCTATCGTAAATTAGTAAATCGCGTTCCTTATCATATCTCACCTCCATATGTTTTATCGACAATGTTTTCAAATCTACCACTTCCTCATAATCCAATATCTCGTGCATATGTGTTGCAAAAATATAGCACGATTCTTTTGCCGACAACATCTGAATACCTGCTACAAAAATACTCCTTGCTGATATGCTCTCAGTTCCCGAACACAACTCATCCCCCAAAATCAAACTATTCTTATCGGCAAGACGCAAAATGGTCCGCAATTCCGACATTTCTACTGCAAATGTCGATAGACCTTTATGAATATCGTCGTTACCCAATATGCGTGTAAAAATGTATTTATATGGCCAAAATTGAAACTGTGAACACGGCACATATAATCCAGCTTGTGCCATTACCACCGCCACGCCAATCGCCCGAATAAAACTCGTCTTACCAACGGCATTTGTACCATATAATAATACTCCATCTGTATTTACTCCTAAAACAATGTCATTTGTAACATATATCTCATTCTGCTGTATATGCTCTATTAAACAGTGTCTCAGATTTTTGGCATTTACGAAAGATTTACAAGATTCAGATTCAACGATTTCCGGTTTGCAATAATTAAATTTTCTAGCAATGGCTGCTTTTGCATAAATAAAATCAAGCATAGTGATAAATTCGGTGATGCATTTAAAAGTTTCTCGCTTATCTTCCAAAGCCGCAACAATTGATTTAAAATAAACATTATTCAACATATCCTTCATTTGCATCTTATTTGCCGAAATGTTTTTGCATACATCATTTATTATCGGCATATTTATTGTATCATTACTCGCCGTGTGTTTTTGAATGTCCAAAAGGTCTCTCGAGATTTTAAACTCAAAAACACATTCTTCTGAATTGTAAGATGATTTATATTTTAATGAAACAGATTCCTCGAGAGAAGGGATCGACTGTTTCAGTAAAGCACACCGCCTTTTGGTCGATAACATTCTAAAATTGTTCTTTTCCGTTTCGTGTATTTTAATATAATCAGCCGATATACTCTTGTTTTTACCCGCCTTTTCGTATTTACAAATAATCCCGTTTAAATAGGCACGAATGGCCTCCAATTTGTCCATCGATTCCAACAATACTTTATCCTTTTCATCCAAAACTACGTCTACACCTCTTTTGAAAAAATTTACATCAAACTGCTGAATTGTATCAATATCTTCACATATTGTCATATCCATTCTTGTTTCGAAAAATTCTACTAGGCTGCAACAACATTTGGTGATTTCTAATTTGTCAGTTTTTAAATAATTTAACAACATTGCATCGTCTTCGACTAATGCAATAATTTCCTCTATAACAAATAGATTCTTGTAAAATTGGTACAACATCTTGGGCGATACCTTTTTAATGATAATTTGCCTATTCAGTTTTTCAATATCCTTTATATTCTGCAACTTATTCTGTAAAGAAGAGTATTTGTCAAAATGTGTCAACATATATTCAGTCATATTGTATTCGCCTTTTAAATATTGGATATCTGTTGTTGGATTTAAAAAATAGTGTGAGAAACGACGTTTCCCCATCGATGTAACACACATATTTAATAATTTTTCGACTGATGCGATTTTACCTCGTTTTTCCTCCTTTTTATCATCTATAATGTTCAATTGTTTTAATGAGTGATTTGCCAGTATTAGACGATCACTGCAATTTTCGAAAATAGGCTCACTAATCTTATTTGTCAAATTTGGATTATGTTGATAGATAAAATCCAATAAAAAACAAAAAGCCTGGGTCGCAATCTCATTATTATAAAAATTCTGTGAAAAGATGCTGTAATCAGTAATATGATAAAATCGCGAGAAAAGCTCCTTTTGATAGATCTGTTTTTCGCTATTTAACGCCCTTTTAAGGGTTTCTGTGCCATTTTCTCTCAACAAAGAAATCTTATGAATAGAATTACAGTCTACATTTGCATAATTCAGAATTTTATCCATACTATCTTCCAAAATGTTTCCAATTATTAATACTTCACTCGGTCTATAAATCGATATGAAACGTTCTAATTCATCAAATGTGGTTGACGCATCTAAATACGTTTCTTTAAACTCAAAAATAGAGGTTTTACCTGTATAAATATCAATATTCGCCAATCCAACTTGCACTATTTTACCCGAATACATTTTCGATATAGGCATCGTTTTACTCAGAATCGGCGACGATTTAACATCAATCACATTAATCCAAATAGCTGTCGTGTTATTGGTTATCTGTTTTGAATCAGCGGAAAAATACGACCCAGGTGAAAAAATCCCCACTAAGCTTCGGACTTTAACATTGTCGTTTTCTTGTGCATAGACGACAACAGTATACCCATTCTCTTGCAAACGATTCAGATATTTTTCTATCATATAATGTCCGAAACCCGCCATTACAACTCCTCCATCTCCAATTTGGACCTTCTTATCTGCAATGTTCAAATCACAGACTCGAGAGAAATCGACAATAGAGCTACCGGTTATCTCACCGGAAGTCTTATTTTGGACCCCATACACTTCAAAAAAAGCACCAACTTGCATTAACACAACAGTGTTTTCGCCGTATTCTGATTTATATTTTTTTGTGTAATCTAAATACTCTTTTACAAGTGCCATATGTAATACTAAAGGGTAGTACTTATATATGACTATTTCTCTTTATTATGATATTTTATTATCATTATAATGATGTTCTATTTTATTTTGTGTCAATTACGACGAAATCATCGTCTGGTAAACCAATTCCAATAGTTAATAATTTTCTCTTTAAATAACGAAATGTCTGCTTGTCGATTATATTAAAATTGTAGTACAACATTTTTAAAAAAATAAGCGTGTATGTTATAAAAAATGGAATACGCATTTTACTAATATGCTCTTTTAATATTTCGTCCTTCACCTTTTCATTATAAATAGATATTTCACAATTAAAGCCGTGTTCTGGCATTTTATACATTATTTTATGCCCATAAACCAACTTATTATTTGAATTCAGTCTCCATATAAATTTCTTTATATTACTCTTTTTAATGTGCAAAAAATGCTGCAATTTTGTAATCGTTGAGCTTTCATTGTCAGTAAAAATATCAACATCGATGTCACTTTTACCTCGTAAATAATCAAAACGTTGAATACTTCCAAAATAATACAAAGGTGTCTCTAAGTATTGACTTAATTTATTAAAAAATAATAACTCATTTTCTGTTAATTTATTTTTAGTCGTTTCCATATTTAAATTAGTGATAGATAAAAATGGAATACAAATTTATTATTTATCAATACAAACCATACTAGCTACATTGCGAATTATTTTATTTATACCATTCTCATCGTCAGGAGTTGTTGCGGTCATTATTTGATTCGCTATTCTCATATATTCTACGTTTTTCTTTGTTGTTCCATCCAATGCTTCTGGGTTCGCATCTCTCCAAATAGGTATATATTTCACATTTTTGTGTGCAATGTCGGCTATCACCTTCTTCAATTTATCCTTATTATTATCCTTGCCCCACACGTCATTGTCTTTAATATATATTATATCCCTTTTTATGTCACTACAATGAAGTGGCCTCGCCGTTTCATCCAGGTCTTTAAGCCCCTTTATAAATATATTAGTTATGCCTTGAACATAACCGAGTTTACCCATATCCTCAAAATCGTCATCCATTATGGTGAGAGAATTCACGAAATCGCTCATATTCATAGCATTCTTGCATTTCTCGTTTAGAAACAGATTCAAATTGAATTGAGTATTGTTACAGTTATTATTGATCGTTGTAGATTGTTTTGAAACGATCTCGCACATCTTACTATTCTGCTCAAGCATTAAAGAACTCTGGTTCATTATTAGCTCTTTAAACTCTTTGTTTTCCAATATTAACTCTTTATTCTGCTTCAATACCTCGTATATTACCTGCTTATCCGTAAGCGTTTCTAAGGAAAGGTCGCCATTTTCCGGGTTTTGAGTTTTTTGAGTTTTTTCACATTTCTTCTTATGATACCATAAACCGTGTGCCGACTTGTATGTCTTTGAACAAACCTCACAGCAAAATGCTTTCATTACCAAATCATTACCAGATATTCTAAGAGTGTGTTTTGCTGTCAAAATATGTCGAGAATAATCATTTTTGTTATTGGTTTTGAACTGGCAATTTTCGCAAAAATAAAATGAGTTTTTTTGAGTTTTTTTCATTACGAATTTTCCTATATTCTTAGAATAAAAAAAACTCATCTTTTTTCCCCTCGGCCGACTTTTGAAAATGGGGAATTTTTATCGTAACGTTTTTTGCGTTATTTTTTTGGTATTGAGAGCATTATGGTAAGAGTGCGTGTTTTGCATCACTTTTTGCTGAAAAGTATTTTAGGTTTTCAAAAATGGACAAAAAAAATGTCCAAAAATGAAAAGTGGATTTACTTTTCAGCAAAATATGTAACATTTACATACATGCGCATAAAAGAGGGATAGCACTGGCCGGCTTGTTAATTTATGCTTTGTGTGAGAATTTGTGACGATAAATGATAACACCACAGAAATTATAATCCTAAAATGTACAAGTTTTTCTTATATTGTCTTTATTTTTCAAATAATATTTAACAGCAGAAATTTTATAATCTTCGCTCTTATGCGTCATACTTATAATAAAAAAAGAATAAATTTTAACTAGTTTATTTGTCCCATTTTAAATCTTCAAGGGTGTAAATGATAAAAAGTGTAAAAAGAGCTTAAAGAGCCGATCAAAATTCCATAATTATAATAACAATAATATATATTAATGTCCATTAATGGCGTTGATATTATTTATTGGATCAATTTAGATACATCAATAGATAGGCGAAAAAATATGGAAAATGTATTCAGAGATGACTCTTTCAGGAGTGTTCCAATTATCAAACGGTTTTCTGCGGTAAATGGAAGTGATTCTGCGATTGTAAATAATATGTTGCAGGTTGAAACCAAGTCGATTAGTGATCGCGAATATGCGTGCCTTTTATCGCATATGGCTGCGATCAAGGAATTCTCTGAGAGCCCTCACCAATTAGCTATCATTATGGAAGACGACGTCACATTAGATTATAAACCTCATTGGGACAAGGATCTGAATACAATCATCGATGATGCACCTCCTGGTTGGGATATTATTATGTTGGCTTATATTTCAAATGATATACCACCCGAAGATTATACCTTCAATGAGAACAAATATTGGTCGGCATTATCCTATGTAATCAATAAAAATGCCGCGATTAAGCTTACAAATGAAGTATATAAAAACGGTAAATATCATATTGAAACAACAATTAACAATGAAGCAGACCAATATATTTTTGTAAAATTGAAAACTTATGTATATAAATATCCGTTGTTTACCTATAAATATGATGAAAATTCAACGCTGCATCAATCAGCGATCCCTTTTCATAATTTGTCTCGAAAAAGAACCGACGATTTATATAAAGTAATTGTTGAACAATTTACAACACAGTGCAACAATTTATATTGTTATGCTAACAATAATCGCACAATGATGATTTATATAATTATTTTTATAGTCGTAATATTTATAATCATATTGTACTGTCTATATAATCCTAATATATTCAAAAAATATATGAATGTTTCTATGAGGAAACTGATGAAATATTTTCGGCTTAAAATAGCATAGATTATTTATCGAATGCATCTTCCAATGAATTGAACATATCATCACTGTATACCAGATTTCCTTGTGGTTTATAAGAATTAATCGGCGTGTATTTCTTTTTAGACTGATTTTGGTCGCTCGTTTTATTATTGGAATCTTGCAGCTTAAACATCGCCTCATTTAGATTCTTCGGCTCTAAATTAAAAGAAGCACCTGATTTTTCTTCTTTTCCTAAAGGCCGCCCATATTCATCTACCTGAATGCCCGTTTTTTTCTTTAATTCCGTCCTTACATATGAAGGCACCCAATTTTTCCAACATATAAAAAGCGTATTTGGATGAATGTAGCGAACAATAAAACCGTTGTCTTTTAATTTGTCGATGATATAAGCGATACACGCTCCTTGATCATATTTAGGAACACCAAGTATAACTTCAGGCACGACATACCAGCAGAATTGTTCATCGATTTTTTGGCGAGCAGTCGTTTTAATGCGAACATGGATGCGATTCAATATTTTATTGTAGAGATCGAGTTTATTCAAATCATACTGTTTCTTTTTTTCGTAGAGGTCATCGATGTTTATTTTTTCGGAAAAATCCGTTATATTTTCCAATGTGAATATACTGCTCATTTACTCATTATACCGAAAAAAATATAATTCAAATTATGCAATTATTCTAAATTGGATTATAAATAAAATAGTTTAAAAATGTAATTAAATATTTAATATATTTTTAAATGACAATAAAACATTTGGTTATACCTGGTGGCGGTCCAATGGGCATTCAAGCAATAGGTGCACTGCAACATTTGGAGGAATCCGGATTTTGGAACAAAGATGATATTAAAACTATTTATGCCACCTCAGCCGGGGCAATTATTTCTCTCTTGATTGCACTTAAGTTTGATTGGGACGCGGTTAATGACTATATTATATTGAGACCGTGGCACGAAACATATAATATTAATATTGGCCAGATTTTTGAGGCCTATTCAAAAAAAGGAATATTTGACAAGACCGTGATAGAGATTTTTTATAAACCTTTTTTTGCTACAAAAGACTTGTCATTAAATATGACAATGGTCGAATTCTACAAGTATTCTGGAGTTGAACTGCATTTTTTTTCTCTCGAAATGAATGAATTTAAAATTGTTGATATATCATATAAAACATTTCCTGATATACCTGTAATTCAAGCAGTACAAATGTCGTGTGCTATTCCAATGGTTATAGCACCAGTATGTTTTGATAATAAATGTTATGTTGATGGGGGTATTATCTCAAATTACCCAATTAATTATTGCATTGAAAATGAAAAAAATGTAGAAGAGATTTTTGGAATACAGAATATATACCAAGATAACAAAAATAATATTGTAAAAAATGAATCCACAATATTAGACTATTTAATGAATTTTATTGGTAAACTACTAAAAAATGCGAGCGACCGTTATATTAAAGTTTCCGAACTTCCTTATGAGCTTAAATATGAAGCAACTTATATGAATTTTGATAATATGAAAGAGGCCCTTTATTCAAGTGAAATACGAAAGAATTTGGTAGATAAAGGGATTAATGCGGCAAAGGAATTTCTCTCGGAGTTGGAATCTAGAAAACAACAAAATGATGAAACAGTTTCGTAGCTTATACAGCCGTATTGATAAATTGCTCCATGTTCGACTTTGTAACATTGGCATCAAATTCAATAATTTGGCCATCTTTCACCATCTTAACAGTAGGATAGCCTTCTATCTTAAATTTATCCATCATTCGCGAAACATCAGGAGATTCATTAGTGCAGTCAACTTCGGTAAAAATAATAGTGTGCCCATTTACTGTTTTTCCAGAATATTCCTGTTTAACTTCCTCCCAAATAGGCTTTGCCTTTTTGCAATGTGGGCACCAAGTAGTACTAAAAATTAGTATTTCACACTCGTTGCTAGATCCGCCGCTATTTTGAAGTATATGCTCGCTATTTGGTTTAAAACCTACATTAGATTTCTTAATAGCATAACTGTAAATAAACCAAATGATCACGCTAATTGCAATAACCCCGATAATAATTGGTAAAGCATACTTAATTAAAGTATCCTTATTAGGAGTAAAATTATATTTTGGTAAAGGCATTTATATATATGTATCAAGAATATATTATAATAACCAAACGAAATTAAAGATAAAGAAAGATTTATTAGAGAGATAAAATGCTGTTCAGAAAAAGAGACGGAACAATAGTTGAAATAAATAGAATGTCATTCAAAACCGACAGTCTTTATTATCAAAAAATAATGGAACTATACCAAGAAAATAAGCTAAAATCTTTTGAAAAAAATAAAACAGATGACGATTTTGTAAGTGCCAAAATGGATACAGCACGTATGCTAAAATTAATCTCGAATTAACACTTGTTTGGATATTATAGTTGGTTCAAGTGCTTCAACAATAATATTATTAAAAATTTCGTTATTTATTTTTTCACCACACGTGAATAAATCAATAAATAAGCTTTTATATTCAGGGTAAGTGTGAACACTGCAGTGGCTTTCAGATAATAAAAAAACAAACGTGATGGCATTATTATCGAATATATGCTCAGTGTAGTTCAATATAGTCGCACCTGATTTAATTATTGCATTTTTGAAAAGACTAGTTAGGGTCAAATTATCAAAAAGAATGTCACTATTGCAAGATTTTAAACTAGCAAAATAATGTGTACCTTTGAATTCATACTTTAATTCTTTATTATAGTCGGTCATAAATATAGGAAAATATGTTTTTTTTATTATTTATACTAACTAGCTAAATATATTTTTTCTTTGATTTCTTTGATTTCTTTGATTTCTTGGATTTCCTGGATTTCTTGGATTTCTTAGATTTCTTAGATTTCTTAGATTTCTTGGATTTCATGGATGTCTTCTTATTTCTTCTAGAACGTTTCCCACCATTACCAGAAAGTAATTTTGTAACAGCAGCTGAAGCAATGTTTGTAACAGCAGCTGAAGCAGCACTTCCTAGGCTTGCAGTTAACTGGTCAAATACTTCAGGTGGTGTCAACATTAACAAATATGTTAACCCTGCAAAAGTTAATAGAATTGTTGCACATTGGGGAGATACACCTGCACATCCATCTACTGTATATGTACCATCATGATTATCAATAATATTATTAATTTTTAAATTTATTTGTCTTCGTTTTTCATTTAATGATGCAGGTGAATAATCACTCCCATACATTAACATATTAAGTTGAGCCTTGTCCTTTGGTGTTAATAGTCTATCATCTATTTCAGAATTTATACGTGCATTTTCTATCGCTTGTTTTAATTCTTTATTCATCGCTGTTGTTCTCGGAGAACTAGTAAATTTTTCAAGCCAACGCCAACTACGATCTTCATTAACAGCACTATAATTAGATATAACACCCAAAGCTGAAAGAGGTTCAGATGCAGCAATAGCAGCTCGTTGTTCACGAGCTTTTTCCTCCGCTTCTGCTCTTTTTTGATTTAAATCACTCCTTTCCTCATATGTTAGAGGGTTTGGAGAGATAGTAAATACATCTGTTGCTTCTTGTCCTTCTTCTGGAAAATGAACGGATTTTTCTGTATCATCTGGATTTTCTAGTGAAAGAGGTTTAGATGCAGCAATATCAGCTTGTTCAATACGAGCTATTTTTTCATTTAATTCACCCCTTTTCTTATATGTTATAGGGTTTGAAGAGATAGTAACTACATCTGTTACTTGTTCTGGAAAATGAACGGATTTTTCTGTACCAACATCTTCTGGATTTTCTATTTTTCGTTTAGACATCAAATATATATTAATTTATATATAATTTTTTATTTACACATAGTCGTTCCTTCTAAATAGTTAGAGAAACATATGTTTAATTAACGTAAAAATCAACAATAAAATAAAAAAGCTAAAAACATAACTGCATAAAATATTGGTTTTTATACTATTCCATTCACCTTTCAACAAGTTGGAATTCGTAGATTGAGAGAAATAATTAGTGTTCATATAATTTTTAACTAAAACATAGGCTAAAATAAGGAGGGCAACTATTTTACCGGACATTGACACAAATAAATGTTGCTTTAAGGGGCTTATAACAAATAGGAAAATAATAATGATCGAAATAGCCGTACATACGCAGATATTCTTAGAATTATTCGAGTAGGTAGAAAAATAGTCAGGATCCATATTATAGGATTAGCAAAAATAAATATGACTCATTTAACTTTTTGCAATAATCTCATAATTGAATAGTGTAAAATCAGATTCGTAGATTTTATTGATAATTTGTATGCATTCGTTATCAAAGTATTCGCTTAATTTGTACCTCTTTGGGTTCTCGACATCTTCTAATTTTTTAACTTCGACATTATTAATCTGTAATTTTTCATCACATAAGAATAAATATTGTGGATAATAATGTATATAATTTGCATTAAAAGAAAGGTCAAAGGAATAGTTTATAAGGATTTTTTTGCAAAAGTGTTTAAAATTATTAATATTAGAATTTGGATTTAAATAAAAATAAGCACTAATAATTCTGTCATATGGATTTCTGCTATATGAAAAATAATGATCAATCGAGGTTTTCACATAATCGTCCTTTTTTATATAAGGTATGTGTGCTAAATCAAAATTTGAATCTAGATACCAAAACGAACGAATGATCGTATTGTCGTTATTATTTTCAATTTTCCATCTAATATGTTTTCCACCGTTTTTAGGAATGTGAATATAAACCTTTGTTTTTTTTTGGATTTTATCAAAAAAAATCAGCATAATATATTTAAATTATTATTTATTTGTAATTGAAACTATTCGTATTTCGCTATTTTTATTGGCATATTTAATTTCTATTCTTTTATTATGAAGAGGTCACAAACGCGTAAAATAAATATAAATAAAAAAGCAAGGACAATGCGACGTCAAAAATCAGCGGTTTATTCAAAAGATGAATATAATAGCGGAGATGGAATGCTTACTACTGTGTGGGGGCCACCAATGTGGCATTATTTGCACACGATGAGTTTCAACTATCCGGCAGAACCCACTCCAGATGATAAAAAAAATTACCGAGATTTTGTACTTAGCTTACAAAAAGTGTTGCCGTGCAAATATTGCAGAATAAATCTTAAAACAAATTTGAAACAATTGCCTTTAACAATGGATACAATGAAGAATCGCGAGAGTTTTTCAAGATATATATATGAATTGCACGAATTAGTGAATAAAATGTTGAATAAAAAATCAAATTTGACATATTGTGAAGTGAGAGAGAGATATGAACACTTTAGGGCGAGGTGCACTGATGAAAAACCGAAATTGTTTAAATTTAAGAAAGTTGAAAAGCCGCAAGAGAAGGGTTGCACCGAACCACTTTAAGGAAAAAAGTCTAAATGCGTGTTGAAAATAGTACCACAGGAAGAGAAGGGTAAGACATTCCAAATGGACAAAAAATGCATAAAAACACGGGGTTAAATTTTATGAACCAATGGTTAAATTTTATGAACCAATGGTTAAATTTTATGAACCAATGGTTAAATTTTATGAACCAATGGTTAAAT